ATGGCTCTTAATAATTCTGTACAGGTTTCTATGAGCTAAATCTATTTTTCAATATTGATTATTATATTTTTAGATAATTCAAATTCTAAAAATATAATTACATTTATAATAAGCTTATTCTTGGGTATGCTAAATAATAAAGAACAAACAAATATGATAAAATGCCTAAAACAATGGATAGAAGCCAAATTGGCATAATTGTCTTGTTTCTGTAACCAACACCAAATTCACGTAAGCTACCATCTGGCTTGTATAAACATGCTGGCTGTATTAAATGAATAAATCCAAATATTATAGTAAAAATTATTACAGCCACTAAAGTTACATTTTCTCTTATTAATGATTTTAACATCTCTAATATATATTTACTTAAAAAGTTTTGTATTTTATTTTTAATATATCTTTAGTAGTTAATTATTTCATTTGAATTATTTTGGTTCGCACTTGCCAGTTTTCTTATTACGTCGAGTACCTTTTGGGCATCTAGCTTGTTTTATATATGGTTCACAATTACCTGTTTTCTTACTTCTACGAGTGCCTTTTGGACATTTGGGTCTTTTTGTTTTGTTTGAAGAACTAGAAGAAGACTTTGAATTACTAGAAGATTTTGATTTACTAGAAGACCTTGATTTTATAAGTAAAGGCGAAATAGGCCTCAACTCATTTTTTTTTGACGACACAGGTGTTCTTGATTTTATAAGTAAAGGCGAAATAGGCCTCAACTCATTTTTTTTTGACGACACTGGTGTTAGAGCCTTTTCTTTTTTGTTCATTATTTCTAAATTTGCCAAAAAAGGTTCTATTTCTCCGCTATATCTATCATAAATTGTGTTTTTATAATGTAATATTGGAAACTTCTTAACCTCATATTTTTTGTCTTGTTGGATAATATCTAACCAATTTTCGCCATTTTCATCTATTGGGTTCTTAATTATATCTATATGTTTATATTTTGTTTCATTAAAGTGATAAACAAATATATCATTTGCTGTTAGTCCGTAGTTATGTAACTTGTGTGATTTTGCCTGATAATGTGACAAATTATATTGAATTGGTAAATTATAATATCTATTGTTAACATACTCAAATAACGACTCGTTTGGATACTTACATTCGCGGCGCACAATATCCGGTATTTTTGCTTTATACATTTGAAATAGTGTTTTACTTGGATTTATTAACATTACGCCGCCATTAATACCCATTCCATTTCTTTCTGTACATTTAGCTAGAACATCAGATGGATTATTTGAAACAGGCATATTTAATTTTAGGTTTTTATCACCAATATGATATGTTACCGCGGCAGGACTTTTTAAATCAAAAATTGTATCAATTGGTTTCATAATCACCATATCCGATTCAATAATACATACGGTGTCATATTGGTCCAATGTATAAGCAAATATAAAATTACATGTGCGTAATGTATTGAAATTTGTATAACCACTTGTAAATGTTACATTATATGTAATTTCATTATCATCATATGGTAGAACACTAGTTACTAATGGTCGCACTGCGTCAACAAAAGAGTCTGGTGTGTCGTTTACAGAATACAAATAAATAATGTCATTGTTAGTATATTGACGCAACATTTTGAAGAAATATAATTCTAATTCTAAATATATTGGGTTTTTTCCAAAGTGAATAATCGCAAATGCGCATTTTTTTTTAGGTTTTTCTTGTACTTGTGCTTCTACTTTTGATTTCGCTTGCGCTTGTACCAAAGGTGCCCTTGAAAATGCGGAAACAAATTGAGTTTTTTTAGGTTCTTCTTGTATTTTTTCTTCTTGTGCTTGCGCTTGTACCAAAGGCGCCCTTGAAAATGCGGAAACAAATTGAGTTTTTTTAAGTTCTTCTTGTATTTTTTCTACTTGTGCTTGCGCTTGTACCAAAGGCGCCCTTGAAAATGCGGAAACAAATTGAGTTTTTTTAGGTTCTTCTTGTATTTTTTCTACTTGTGCTTGCGCTTGTACCAAAGGTGCCCTTGAAAATGCGGATGATGAATTAGTAGGTGCACGCTGATACGCATTTTTAGGTGCTGCCTTATTTTGGCTATACGCGCCTTGTTTTTGACTCATTATTGCTATATTATATAATGAGTTAAAATAAATAATATTAGTTAGGTTTATTTTAATATTCGAAACCCAATCTATTAATTATAGTTGTCGTCATAATCAGGGTCTCTTTCGTCTCCAAATGGGTCACCATCATTATTATCTTCATTAATATCCCCCATCAAAATTTCATCATTGTTAACAAAATCATCTGTATCCATGTCGGCTAAAGCGTCTTCAAGGAACATATCCACATTTCTATCAGTAACATTTGCGTTGCGCCTCATTCCTTTTTCAATTTCAGAAAATTTTTCAGTCATTGCCTTTTCCTGGTCATAATTTTCAGGGTCATATTCTTTAATACCTTTTGTTAATCCCTTACTCCATACACCTAACTTATTAACCTTTAAAATAGTATCTACTGCTCTTTCTTCCTCTGTTAAATTTTGTAAACGGTCAGTAAATGTATATTTCTCACTTTCCTTTAATTTAAACACTCTGTCCATAATTGTATCATATGACATATCTATAGTATCCTTAGAATTCATCATCATTGTAATATAAGCAACTAACAACCTAGCAACACTTTCTTGTAATTTGACAACATCTCCTTCAATAAACTGTTGTTCAGATTCACTAAATCGCAATTGCTGTTCTACTAGAAAGTCTGAACTGTAAATTGTATCACTATCACTTTCTGGCGCAATTAACATTCTTGAGAGCATTGACGGGACTGTTGTTAGATTTATGTACTCAATAAATATTAATAGTGTATAATACTCAAATAATAATGTCGCAGTTCTCTTATCAAATACCGAGTATGTTTCTATGGGGGTTTGATTACCTACTCTAATATTTGTTAGTGCAGGTGTTTCATTAGCTAACAAAACCAGGCTTTTACATTTACTTTGAATTTCGAAAAGAATATTAATAATAGAATTATTACCATAGAATTTCTTTAATGGCTCATAATATCCTTCCACGATATTTTTCAAATCTAACGCATGTTTTTGTGATATACCCCAATATGAAGGGGCATCAATTGTTTGAGTTTGTTTATTAAGTATCATTGTTGGTAAAACAGTTGATAACAATGAAATAAATGTCTTGTAAAAATTAATATAATTATACATGGAATCATCAGATATTTTTTCGTTTTTATTTCTTGGTTTCAAATCAGAATCCCAAACTGTCAAATTTTTCAAAAAGTTTGTAATGCGTTTTAGCTCACCAGAACCTATTTTTGCCTTTCTCTTAATAAAATCAACAATATCCTTGCGCATTAAATCGTTCGAATGTGCCAAATAATTCTTCATTGCCCGCATTTCTTCAGTATCTTCTTGTATGGCTATATCATATGTATCCAATAATGTTTCTAGCTTTTGTCTGAAACCACGATTCAGTGTATTATCATCTTCATTATCCATTTTTAGCAATTGTCTTCTTAAATTGTCTACATATGATGGTGGACTATAAGACAATGAAATGCGGATAATATTATTCCTACTAACAATTTGAAAGAGACGTAAAAATGATTCTTTATTGTAATTTCTACCATCTCTCTTCAACTTAACTATCTTCTCTTGTAATGTATCGTTTTTTGTCAAGTAATCGGGCTTGTTAATACATATTGTTGCTAATTCCTCATCAATTGGCACAGTTGATTGGAACTTACATAACGAAATAAACGCCATAAATATTGTTTCTTCACTAAACTGCTCGGGTATTTCAGGAAATACACGTTTAGTATCCACTGTACTTAACATTATAGAACTTTGAGTTAAAATCTTAATATCTTGCATCACTGCCGATAATTCACGGACAACATTATTATAAATTTCTATATTTTGATTTTCTCTTATGAAATACTGAAGTGTTGTTAGTGTAACGTTATCTTTTTCATTACAACAAGCATTATCCATAAATGGATTTATTGATGATTTCAATAGCAAATCCTTGTGTTCTATTATCTTTTGTATTTCTTCTTGCATAGCCAAAGAAAATGATATGATTTTAGACTCTAATACTAGTATTTTTTCTAATTGTTTATGACTACCTATTTTAATCTCACGTTCAAAGTCCTCATTAAATCCATCTGTAACATTTTGAAGACTTTTAATATGAAATCGGGTTAAAGGTGGTAAAAAAGTGCTCCACTTTGTGATATTATGTTCATTTGGGATATCTATTTCTGGATTAGCAAGCAGATATTCAACCTTTTCTCTGATTTTTTGTTCTACCTCTGAATATGGTAACAAATACCTAATAATAAATATTTTGATTGTATCTGCCAATTTTTCCTCTTTTATTCTTGCTAAAGCATCCCATGGCATTGCCTTTGATTTTAATTTATACGAAACACATGCTAGATAATTAAGACCAGTATCATCACCTTCACCTTCTATTGGAAATCCACTAAATGACCTAACACAACCAGGGAATGTCTTTCTGGTTTTCAATGATGGAACTGATGTTTGAACACCAATTAAGAACATACCTAGAGTTAAAAATAGAAGTGTCGAACTATATACGGAACCATATTCAGGTATTTTCTTACCCTGTTTTGCCGCCTTCTTTTCTCTTTCCCTGTAAGCAGGTTCTTTATCAATAACCTTCGAATCATTCATTAATTCAGTTACCACTTTTATTATAAATGTGACAGTTTGGTCTACATTTATACCCATATTAGAAGCCAAAGTGTTTACAACGTTTGAAACCAGTTGACCCTCTGGAGATAACTTCATTTTACTAGCAGCACTAGTCGCAGCAGAAGTACTAGCAGCAGTAGTTAACGATGATTCCTGCTCTAATACCTCTCTGCTTTTTATCTTGAATCCATCTTTATATCCTTCATCAACATCAGCATCAATATAGCAAATTATTTCACCACTGTTTATATCTGTCCAAGCATCACCATTGCCGCCAATTTTACCAACCTGTTTAATTATTTCATTCATCACAGTATCATAATTATCTGCGTCATTTACAAAAACCTTTGCTAATTTGTATCGAAACAGTGGCAACAATTTTGTATTTGTTTCCTTACAATATAACCACCATTCATTCTCCATTTCTCCATCATTAATATTTGGAACACTTTTACTACCTTTTCTAGTAAAATTCAAGGCAAATTGTAAAATATCGTGTTGTTTCTTAACAAAATCATTTTGACCTGTAATTAGGTCTCTTAATTTTGCGTAAGGTGATACAACTTGCGTTTGTACTTCTTCTAACACATTTAAACCAAGTTCATATTTTTCCTTGTTATATTTGTAAAATGCCCGACTCTTGATATCTTGGAGTTTATTATAAATATTATCATAATATAATGATATTTTATCCAATTTATTTTCAAAATCTGCCTTTGATATTTGATAATTTTTGTCAAATTGGTCCATAATATCTTTTAATGCCTTTGAAACAATTGTATCTCTTGATACTTCAATTGACTCACAATTATCATCAGCTTTGTTAGTTTTAAATAAACAATCTGTCTGAAGATTACATAGAATATCTTCGTCCTTTATGAATAAATCTTTGTCTATTTCTGGTTCTATAACCCATTCATTATCTTTTCTGATATAATATTCCAAACTTACAGGTTTGTTTGATTCATCAGCATTTGACAAAATAGCATAATATCCATCTGTTACGCGTTTTGCTCTATTTACAAGTGTATCTGCCATATATGCAGCAGTTTGCTCATCCTTTTTATATTTCTTTTGAAGTTGTTCAGTTAAATATACAATCATTTCTTCAGATGTTAATGAATCACGTTCCTTCTTGAATTCAACATCAATAATGTCATAATTTGTATTGTCAAAATCCTTATCAAAATAAATTGTTTGGCCATTATCTGTCATTAATCGCTCCTTTGAATAATATTTTTTCGCAATAACATAAGATGTACATTTATCATCTGCCATATTTTTCTCTAATTGAGCCTTCAAACTATTTTTATCGGCATCAAAAATATTTTTAAGTTCATCTGGATACATTAATTGTAAATTACTAAACGCAACCCCAATATTAAATACATTTCCAAAGTCGTCTAATTTTACTTTCTTTAAAAATGATGAACTTGACATTTTATATAATGTTGCTTGGTCTTCTAATCCATATGTACCAAATACAGTATGTTTAACATCTGGATTATTATTTAATATTTCAAATAATGGGTTTACATATTTAGTATTTGTTTTCATATTTTTTAGTACTGAAAAAGCTCTACTATGTTCAACATATGTTTTATTATACTCTAGTATTTTTGATTTGATAAATTTATTAAATTCAATATACTGCATATAAGTCAAATCACCGGTATAAATTAAAAATGGCTCTAAATAATTAATTAGGTCAACCATTGATAGTCTACCTTTTATATATTTCTTAACCATGTTAAAGATAACACGAATTTTGGGTACAATAATTTTTAAAAACTCATTGTAAATATCTATATCAGTCATACCTTCTGGTTTTTCACTATTGGAAAAATCCAATATATAATTTTTAATCTCATCTACAAAGTTGTCATCTTCATACTCTATTTCATTATTTAATCCATCTATATCTACCTGTGTAACTGATGTTTTTTGTTTAAGCAACTGCCAATAATTTAGAAAATGAAGATTCAAATTTGCTTTAACTAACATATCAGACCCGGGCAAATTAATTTGTGAAAAACGAATAGTTGGTTCAGGAAGAGTTAAAACTGATTTAATTGATATATTATCATTTGGAGTCAATTTGACTCGATGTGCGACCATTTTACTACCCTTCAAATTTGTTGCCTCTAATCGGTCTAGGCCTAAATTATACTTTTGAATAACAAATTTTCGTGTATTCTCATTATCCTTAGAGACAATTGTTGAATAAAGGTCTCCTAAGTTATCTATAATGGCATTTATATTTCCTGTAATAGTGCCATTTACAATTATATCACTTTCAGCATCATTTATATCTGGTCTTGAAAATGGAGTTAATTGCGTGTTTACTGAGTTATATAATTCAGCGTATTTATTTTGCCCTTCACCACCAACATTTGCTCTGTAATTTTTAAATAATGTAGATAGTTCTAATAAATCTGAATTCATATCAACATATTCAATATCATTTACATTCTCATTTTTATTCTTGTCATTTTCAGGATAAACCTTCTTGATATTTTTGGCAACTAACAAAATCCAATATAATGAATTTTGAAATTTTGATAAATATTCAGCTAAAGGACGGTCATCAGCTGACTTTGTAACTTTACCAGTAATATTTTGATTAACATCAAACGTTGATGATTGTGTTCTCAATTGAATAAAACGAGTAATCATAACATGAATATTATTTAAGACTGTTGGTGTACGCTTGATATTTGGAATAGTAGAAACCATCTCTTCTAACAAATCATTTGTTTGAGTTTCTACATTAAATCTATATTTATCTTTATCAATATTAACAGTTTCTTGTATTTTAACAGCATCTCCTAGAATAAATTGGTCTCCTTCTATTATAAATTGTTTGATTTTTTCTCTGATATCTTTCTTGGGAACCTTTGAGCTCTTTTCTTCTATTTCATCTGCCATTTCATTTGCCATTTCATTTCCAAAGTCTTCATTTGCCATTTCATCTCCCATTTCATTTCCAAAGTCTTCATTTGCCATTTCATCTTCTACATTTGCCTTTTCTGCTGGTGCTGGTCGGAGTTCAAATGTTTCTATTGGCAAGTTTTCAGGAATACCTTGATACGAAAAATTTATATACAATGTATCTCCATCATTTGTTCTAAGCTCAATCATATCTTCTTCTAAATTTGTAATTTCACCAGTAATTACAGTAGGAAATTCACCACCAAAATAAATATTAACCCATTTACCTACAACAAGACCATTTTGTCTAGCAAACCCTTCCTCTGGATTTCGACTTAGTATTTTAATTTCAGTGATTGTTCCTTCTCCAATAATACCTTGCTCATTAATACTTAATTGAGTTCTTTCAAATGACTTGATATTAACAATTTTTATTTTTTTTGAGTCAATATAGTCAATAATAAACTTATTATCATTTAAAATTTCATTTGTAGGGTCTTCAATATATATAACATCACCTAATTTTAGAACTATTTCTACTGGTTCTTCTGATTGTACTGCTTCTGCTTTTGCTTGTAATGAATTTTCATTATCTTCATTTGATTCTTCCAATGGATTATCTAATTCTTCTAAATTTTCATTGGGTTTTGCGTTTGTTTCTATGGTTGGCTGAGGAGCATTAAACCCAGCTTCTTCTTCGTTGTTATTTGATGGTAGCAGCTCTTTAGCATCTGAAACCAAATCGCTAGTTGCTGTTGTTGCCTTATTTACTAGCTCACTAGTTGCGGTTGTTGCCTTATTTACTAGCTCACTAGTTGCTGACCTAGCTTTATCTATAAAAGATGATAATCCTTCTTCTACTTTATCATTTAAATTTTTTTCTTCAGATGATTGTGACATTATCTTATATTTATAATAGAAATTTTTATCTTTAATAATATTGTAAATATATTGATATAATTAACAAAAGATTGTAATGAATAGATTTAAAGACATTATGGTATTGTATCATAATAACTACAATGCAGATATACCAGCTAACCAAAAATCCTGATTTTGTTAAAATTCTCACAAATGCTATTGATAAAAATAAAGATAAATCAGAACAATATATTAATGAAATTAATTATTCTACTAAATTAAATCAAAAATACCGAATTGTAAGATATAATAAACCACTATTGTCTAAAGATTTAATTCAGGACTATGGCGTTTTTCGTTCTGTAATTATTAATTCGCTAAATAATGTTGTATGTTTTTCCCCCCCAAAATCATTACTAGCTGACAAATTTATGGAAATGTATACTATTTCGGAAGATTCCTCCTCTAATAAGGATATTATTGCTCAAGAGTTTGTTGAAGGTACTATGATTAATGTTTTTTATGACCCGGCGGCTGCTACTTGGCAAATTGCGACCAGAAGCACTGTCGGTGGAAATATGTCATTTTTTCAAGGACCTGGTGGTTCTAAAACATTTAATGAAATGTTCTTAGAAGCATGTACTGAAAATCAGTTATTTATTCAAACTTTGAATCCTATGTATTGCTATAGTTTTGTTTTACAACATCCTTGTAACCGTATTGTTGTACCATTTTCAAAGCCGCAGCTTTATTTAATTGAAGTGTACAATATTTCACATGACATTGATGGTACTATTAATGTATACACTCAACCTTTGTCTCTGGTTAAGCAATATGGATTCTGGTCTAAAACAACAATTCGCTTCCCGGAAACTTACGAATTTGCCTCTTATTCAGAGCTTATTAATAAATTTGCTAGTCCAAATACGCCTTATAATATTATGGGAATTGTCATTAAAAATGTGCTAACTAATGAGCGTTGTAAGATTAGAAATCCGATTTACGAGGAGGTACGTCAGTTGCGAGGCAATCAGTCTAAACTACAATATCAGTATTTGTCTTTAAGAAAGGAAGGTAAAATGCCTGAGTTCCTAAAGTTTTATCCTGAAACCAAGGATGAGATGTCCAAGTTTAGAGACCAAATCCACATGTTTACAAATACACTTTTTCAAAATTACGTTTCATGTTATATAAAGAAGGAGAAACCATTAAAGGAATTTCCGGAGCAATATAGAACACATATGTTTAAGCTTCATGAGCATTATATGACAAAACTACGAGAGTCAAAGGGTTTTGTAACAAATACCGTGGTTATTAATTACGTGAATAATTTGGCACCGAGTCTTCTAATGTATTCTTTGAACCACAATTTTAGAAAGCGAAATGTGGATACTTTGAAGGCAAATAATGATATTTAAAATTTTAACAAAGAAATAAAAAGGAAAATATTAAGAAAATAATCTAAATACAATTTGTTATTTAAATTATTATAATTACTAGAATGTCAAAGGTTAAAAGTTTTGTGTATTATATTGAATATAATGATGGTAATGAAGAAATAATGGAACAGTCCGAATTAGAGACCCAAGTTGACGATATTTATGACAAGGTAATAAAAATAGTGAAACAATACAGGCTTCATAGTGAACCAAAAAAAAAGATAAATATGACACTATATACAGTAGACCATAATTCTTCAGCGGAAGAGTATATAATGCATTATCGTAGCCTGTCCAAGGAAATCTATGGATACAATTTTTTGAGCGATTTTGATATTGAACTAATTACAATGTTTAATTAAAAACAACATAAAAATATTAAGGGGCGTATAATATATAAAACCATCATTAATGAATTTTGAAAAATTCAAGGAAAATGTTAAGCAATTATTAAAAGATGATTGCTATAAGCAATTATATAATTTTATAGATAATTACAGCGTTTCAACACAAGCAAATTATAATCATTTGCTAGTACAGGGTAAAAAAATAGTACAGACAATTGTTAGTTTATTAGACGAAAATGTACGTCAAATGTTATTTAAAATAAACAATTTTAAGCACTATTATGAGTTGGGGGATTTATATAGTTTATGGAAAATAATATATATAAAACTTGAGGTACCAATCATCATAATAGGAGCTGGAGTATCTGGTTTAACTATTGCTTCTGGATTAAATAAAACAACTGAAGTAAAAAACGACTTTTTAATATTAGAAGCTCGTGACAGAATTGGTGGACGTGTTTATACAAATGAAGAAAATATGGATATGGGTGCTGCGTGGATTCATGGTTCCGAAAATAACCCATTAAACCAATTTATTGACTATAATAATATGATACCCGTCGCTAGTTCTAATCCATGGATGCATTCAGAGAATGTTGATATTAGATATCTTTCTTCCAAAGGTGTTTTAACAGAAGAATATCGCCAACAAATGGCAGCAAAATGGAATCAAATTGCTCAAAAAATAGGTCTACAAAAAAATAAGACAATATATGATGCTTTTTTAGAACTTGATTCAATAGATGGGTTCTCGGAGTCTAAAGATGGTGGCAGTGAAGTTATTTCTAAAGAAGACATTTCTAGTTTTCTATATATGATTGAAGTTTGGTGCGGTGGGAGTGTTAGAAATGTGTCAACTGCCTTTTTAAATGAACCCAATTATAAAAATGCGTTATTTGGCGACTATGGTGGACCACATTATTTGTTTAAAAATGGCGCAAAAACATTGTTAGATGGTATTTTAAATTCATGTTCAGATATGAAAGATAAGATATTGTATAATAAGGTAGTAACAGATATCATTTTAAATAATGATTACTGTATCAAAATAATAACAAGTGATAATAATATATATTATTGCGCCAAGTTATGTATTACAGTACCACCAGGACCACTAAAAGACATACAATTTAGTCCACCTCTCGACGAATTACATAGAAATTCTCTATCCAAAATAAAAATGGGCTCTTATAAAAAAATCCAAATGGAGTTTTCTAAGAGTTCATTAGATGGAATCTTTGATAATTACCCAATGATATTAACATATAATCCATTTATTCTATGGAATAACTATCAGTATTCAAAATGTAAGCCTATTTTAGAGGCAATTTGCCCTGCTGAAACTGGCTGGGCACTAACTGGGCAACCTGACGAGGAACTACTTGATAATATGTTATCTCAAATTAGGAATTATTATCCACATTTACCTGACCCTATAGCTTGACACGTGTCTCGATGGGAAGAAGATAAGTTCAGTCAGGGAGCATATTCGTACCATGATACTAATATTACAGACGAAGATATTCATAATGTTTATAAAAATATTGACAATCGGATATTCTTTGCTGGTGAATATACGGACCCTGTTTACTATGGGTCTTTACATGCGGCGTATAATAGTGGATTGCGCGTTTTACAAGAAATGCGGGAATAATTTTTTGGCATTTTTAAAAAAATAAGTATAATAAAAAATTGAAATATTTTTTTATTATATAATCTTTATTATAATTATTCATATAAGATATCTTTATTAAAATTTATAAAACGATAAAATGGCAGAACCTGTTTCTCTTTGGTCTAATTTAACCGATGATGGAGAGTACAGTGATAGAAAATCATATGACGGTAGCCAGGTGCTTGTTATGAGATACAATGGTCAAAGAACTGGAAAATGTGATATGTTTGTAGGACTAGGAAATCGTTTCTTTACCAAAGAAGCAAAGGGAGGTCCTTGGAAATGTGAAGGGTGTGTAATTCAGTGTACACTTGTTGGTCAGGAAGTCCAAATTCATAAGGGTCAAGTAAAAAACGTAAATATATTTGAGCTTGTAATAGCAAAAGAACCGGAAGTTTTATTTAGAATTAAAGAAGACGCATATAGACATTTTGGATGGAGATGGAATGGTGGATGGGAGCACCAAAGCGGCATAATTAAACATACCTTGCTGTAAATTTATATATTTGTTATATTTGTTATATTTGTTATATTTGTTATATTTATTTAATTAAAATTTATATATTTTTTATTTTATCTTTTGCGGAAATATATATTTTAAAACAACTTAAAGAAAACAGGAACGTA